CGGCGGAGGCCATCCTCATGAAGCTGACGGCTATCTATGTCTACCGTGCCATTAAGAAGTGGCACCTTGATGCCTTTCAAGTTGGGTTTATCCACGATGAACTCCAATACGATTGCAAGGATTGGCGTACAGCCTTGCTGGTTGGTAAGGCTTTCAGATGCGCTATTGCTCGTGCTGGAAGAGAACTCAAATTCATAATCCCCATGGAAGGGGATTGTAAACACGGATTTAGTTGGGCTGACACACACTAAGGAGACATACTATGCACATTCATTCATGGTCTCAGTGGGAGCATGATGGCCCTCACTTCGATACTCGATACTGTACTCACCCGGACTGTATGGTTGGTCAGTCTCTGTGTGTCCAAACTCACCATGTTACCCAGTACCGTGTGGTTAATCAGGGCTGGGACAGAGAGCAAGAGGTAGTGAATGGACAATAAGCATGAGCATGTGTGGTCCGACTGGTGGGGATGGAATGACTATCCAACCCAGAACCGAGCCTGTAAGACCTGTGGAATGCTACAGGTTCTCAATCTGGATACCGATAACGTAACGGAGTTTCCTTATGGTACAAGACCAACAAAACGCCTGTGTGAAACTCAAGGCCACTAGACACGGACAGCCTGTGGGCCACGTCTGGAGCCTCTGGTGGAACATCGGGCTCTATCGCAAGGAACGTAGATGCTTCCGGTGTCAGATGTCTCAGATCATGCACGAAGACGGCAGGGTCACAGATATCCCCTCAGAAAGAGACCCCTTGACATAGGCTGAATTTGAGTGTATACTATTAGTGTAAGGATAGAGAAATGGGAATTGGACGAGACTTTATACCTCGTTGTGTTAATCAAGTACCATTTCCTCACAAAAGGAGACCACTGAGAGTGGCAAAGACGAGTTATAAGATTAAGGGCATCGCCCAATGGGCAAAGATTTTCGGGGAGCCCCTCCCGAACTACAACGAGGACGGTAACGAATGGTCTATCGACCTTGAGCCGGACGAAGATGGTATCAACCTCTTCAAGCGCCTTGGTCTTGAGAACAAAATCCACGTCTTCGGCGAGCCGAATAAGAAGGGTGTGATCCAGAAACGCCCAACTTATATCGTCTTTGCTCGCTCGGAGATGAAACGTAGTGGCCCTAATAAGGGCGACCCGAACAATCCAATCCCTGTGTTTGATGCTGATGGTAAGGAGTGGCCGGAAGGTGTTTCCATTGGTAATGGCTCCTTGGTCGAGATCAAGTTCGGTACTTTTGATATCCCCGCGAAGGGTAAGTTCAAAGGTGGGCCGAAGCAGGTGATCTATGAAGTCAAGGTCCTCAAGCTGGTCGAGTACAAACGTCCAGAGAAGGCTGAGAAACCTGCCGCGGATGGTAAGACGGAAACGTGGACTGAAGGTGAAGGGACAAGCTAATGGCTGAAGCACAAGCAGCCGAGCAAAAGCGGATGGACATTCGTTGGTGGTCTGCCTACAAGAAGGTCTTCTTGGCCCTCCATGGGCGGGAGACCGACCCGGAGCAGGAGTTCTCGGGGATTGCTGCAAAGGCTACTGACGCCGTCTTCACAGCATTGGGGCTAAGACTATGGTAGGGCCAGAGCAGAAACGTTTGGCGGATCGTCTATTCAATGATCCCAACCATAAGTGCAATAACTTTAGCTTTACGCCGGGTCCAAACGCTACACCGGAAAGCGTGTGTCGAGAAATCAATAAGGCTATGGACCAGATCGAGGCCGGTGACTATGATCTAGTCGAGGATATAGATGGATAAAACCATTGATACACTCGTCGAAGACATTCAAGCACTATTCACGGAAGGTCATGAGTGTGATCCTGTCAACGTGGCTGCTCTTGGTCAAGCCATCGCCGAGGTTGTTTCCTCTAGACTTGCCGAGGCTGCACGTCCCAAAGAACCTTTCAGGCTACGAATGTCCAACCTCGGGAAGCCAGACAGACAACTCTGGTACGATGCCCACCCCGAGGCCAGCCCCAATCCCGAGAAGCTAGATGCGTCAGCACGTATCAAGTTCCTCTTCGGGGACATCCTCGAACGGATGCTCTTGTTCCTTGCCACCGAGGCTGGACATGAAGTCACTCATTCGCAGGCAGTTGTTGATATTGAAGGCGTCAGAGGCTCGATGGACGGGAGGATTGACGGAGTTCTTGTCGATGCTAAATCCGCCTCAACGTTCAGCTATAAGAAGTTTGCAGACGGCTCTCTACGACGAGATGACTCATTTGGGTATATGTGGCAACTGTCAGGATATGCTCATGGGGATAAGGTTGACGGAAGAGTTACCGACGGGGCCTTCTTCGTAATCGACAAGACACTCGGGCATATCTGCCTGATGAATGTCCCGAAGGAAGAGTTTGAACTATATGACGTAGAGAAAAGGATTGCCCACCTTAAGGAAGTGGTCGCCTCTCCTAACCCGCCGGAGCGTTGCTACGACGAGGTCCCTGACGGCAAGTCCGGGAACATGAAACTCGATACTGGTTGTTCATATTGCAAGCATAAACAGAGTTGTTGGCCTAATTTGCAGACGTATTTTTATTCAAACGGTCCACGGTTTCTAACAGTCGTGGCTCGTGAACCCAAAGTAGATAAGGAATAAGCTATTGGAAAATGAGAAGAAGAACGGCGCTACAGTCGTCCCCTTTGCGAAGCCGCAGCCCGCGGCAAACGAGAATGACAATACTCCCCCGGCACCCCGTAAAATCACATTCACATTCATGAATGATACTGTCCGTGTTCAGACGGGCCTGCTAGTCTTCATGAACCCCTATATTGGTGTGGGCCAGCAAGATGGTACTGTGACCTTCCTCGCCAACCCGGTGGAAGTCCGTTGTATTGAACTGGCCGATCTAGCCTAAGATGGGTCCAAAACTCCTACGGAATATCCGTAAAAGGGCAAAGGGTAGTGATGATATTCTACTACTCTTAGATTATATTGATAAATTGGAGGACTTTCTAGACGACAATCAGGAAGACGACAACTTCGGGACAGAAGGTTGGCGTCATGCTGTGGGGAGTGAAGATTGAGTACACCCCGAAACAAGTTCGAGGTGAAGCTGTGGAATAGTCTAAGGCATACGGGGAGGGCAAAATACGAGCCGGAGAAGCTACCGTACATTCTAGAGTGCGAGTACCTCCCCGATTTCACCTTAGACAAGAAGAAGAGTCCGGGTAAAATCTACATTGAGGGCAAGGGCGAGTTTGATGCCGGAGCCCGTCGGAAGATGATAGCTGTGAAGAAGCAGCATCCCGATAAGGATATCCGCATCGTCTTCTACAACGCTCACGGGCGTATCCGTAAAGGCAGTGACACCACCTGTGCCCAATGGGCCGACAAGAACGGCTATGTCTGGGCTCACAAGACAATACCAAGGAAGTGGTTCTACGAATGACATCGAGAAAAGAAGTCTATGACGCGATTGATACTGAGCGCGAGTACCAAAACGCCCTCGGGCCTGATCGAACTGAAAATCATGGTGAAGGCCATTCAGTCGGTGATTATATTACTATGCTACAAGCCTACCAGACAAAATTAGTATCTGCATGGACAGACTCGCCCGGTGATATTTTGGCTCTGCATGTTATGAGAAAAATCGCGGGTATCGCAGTTCGCTGTATGGAAGACCACGGCGCTCTAAAAAGATGAATGAGCTAGGTAATATCATCGACATCTTGGCGAATAACCTACTGGCTATGATGCCATTCGTTATCGTCAAGAGCTTCCAGAGAGGCGTTCGGTGGACGTTGGGGAGCAATCCTAAGGAACTCCAACCGGGCTTTCATTGGCGAGTGTACTTCGTTCATGAGGTTGAACTGGTCTCAGTCTGTGAGGCTGTCATCCATCTCCCGGGACAAACCGTTACGACCAAGGACGGAAAGATCGTTTACTTCTCTACCTCCGTCGCCTACGAAGTCAACGATGCCGTTGCTCATTACTGCAACGTCAACTCCTTCCGAGAAAGCACTATCACTCTTGCTATGCGCCATTTGTCCGCGCGTGTTCGCAAGCTAACTTATGACGAGATCGTCGCGGACCAACAAAAACTAGAAGATAGCTTATCCAATACCCTGACCACTCGTCTTAAGAAGTGGGGCACCACAGTTACCGATGTTGGGTTCATGGACTTTGCCGAAGTCAAACAGCGTATTCGTCTGTTCGGTGATGATGATATCTTCAAGCACATTGAGGCATAATAGTGAACAATAATACACCCAAGGTGCTGTTCCTTGATATCGAAACAAGTCCCCTGACCGGGTACGCGTGGGGATATTACGAGCAGAATATTCTGAAAATTCTCGAACACTGCAAGATTTTGTCCATCGGATATAAGTGGCAGGGGCAGAAACAGACGACCGTGGTGGGGCTTCCCGACTTTCCCGGTTATAAAGCTGGGATAGTAGATGACAAAAGGCTCGTGAAGTTCATCTTCGGATTGCTTGATGAAGCTGATGTTATCATCGCCCATCACGGTGACGCCTTCGATATCAAGAAGATCAACGCTCGCTTCGCTTTCTATGGTCTAGGTGCTCCATCATTCTACAAGACCATCGACACCCGTAAGGTCGCCTACAAGTACTTCCGCTTCGATAGCAACAAGCTGGATGAACTCGGTGGTTATCTCGGAGAAGGCCACAAGATCGTCCACAAGGGTTTTGCCATGTGGGTCGGCTGTATGGCAGGCGACATGAAGGCATGGTCTGATATGAAGCGGTACAACGCACAGGACGTTGATCTGCTAGAGCGTGTCTATCTCAGGCTCCGGCCTTTCATGACGGACCACCCTAACCTGAATATCTTAGCCAATCAACATGGGTTGACTTGTCCGACATGCCTGAGTGACAACATTACTAAGCGTGGATACGCCATCACGCGAGCAGGTAAGAAACAGCGGTTCCAGTGTGGTGACTGTGGATCGTGGAGTTCAGGCCCCATCACCAAGGCCAACATCACCTTGCGTTAAGGGGTAGAGATGAATGACATGGTTGACACTGAGCGCGTACAGGAAGCCAAAGACAGACTCGCCGACCGTTACACCTCGGCAGAACTTTGTGAACTTCTGGAGGTTCCTGTAGAAGATATCATTGAAGAATACTGGGACACAATCCTTGAGAAAGGGGAGTTGTTCAAACAAGAATTAGGAGTGGAAGACGACGAATGATCTATCTTGATATGGACGGTGTGCTGGCGGACTTCAACACACACGTTCGAGACCTTGGTATCCCCCGCAATGAGCAGTGGTATGAACCACGGAAGAACTGGACAGAGGAAACTCTGAAGGGTGAGGCTCTCAAGCGAGAGGCTATGCACACCCCGGGCTTCTGGACAGGTATCCCACTGATGCCCGGTGCAGACATGCTCTGGCGTTACGCCAATCAGTATCCGGTGTATGTCCTAACGGCCAAGCCTCATGATGATAGTCCGATCAACGTGAGTGAAGATAAGCTCGAATGGATCAATGCCAAGCTCGGGCGGTTGGAACGAGATCATTTCCTTTGTTGTCTCCGCTCTGAAAAGCAGAACTTCATTGGACACTCTGGGCACAAGTTTCAGGTCCTCGTAGATGATGACCCGCGGAACTGTCAGGAGTGGGAAAAGGGCGGGGGTATTTCTGTCCACCACGTCACCGCTATCGAGAGCATCCACGAACTCAAAAGGATTATGAATAAGTATGATCCAGTTGCGCAGTAAAAACAGTGCCGAGCGTAAAGCAGACCCAATCTATTCTGGGGCTCTTATGTACTTCCCTGATGCTCTGGCTGCTGTGGCGAGAGTATCGGTGGCGGGTAACAATAAACATAACCCGGGTGAACCCCTTCATTGGGCACGTAGTAAGTCTACTGACCAGTTGGATTGCGTCACTCGTCACACGATAACTCCTGACTTCGTGGATGAAGAAACAGGTGAGTACGAACTCGCACAAGCAGTTTGGCGGGCTTGCGCCCAGCTTCAGTTGATGGAGGAAGCGCGTCTAGTCAAACTTGGTATTCGTCCCTACTCTGGGGTTGTCCCTAATGATCTTCCAAGTCTCTGACCTAATCAACGGCATCTTCGAGTTCGGTATTGGGCTCCTACAGGTACACAATGTTTCCATCATACGAAGAGATCGAGAAGTACGTGGCGTCCATTGGGGTGTCACTGCTTGGACTAGCCTATGGGGCGCTTATAATCTTTACTATTATCCACACCTTGGCCAGTACATTTCATTCACTGGCGGGCTTCTGATCTTCGTTGCCAACATGGTGTGGCTGATCCATGCCCTCAAGTACCAAGGAATAATCAAATGTCAGGTCCCATTTATCGCATCTCCCTCGGGCGCGTTCTCGACTACTACTTTGCTAATCGACCCCTTCAAGAGCAGTGTGGGGCGCTCAGTCAATCCGAGTTCTTCCTCAAGTATCTAAGATCGCAGGGGTATACGATTGTCCCGCTCAAATCATGAAGACACAAAAGAAAAAGGCCCCCGCCCCAAATACAAGGAACGGAAGCCTTTCGGTCCAGTCGTCAAAGTCACCAAAGATAGAGACATCTACCTCCAGCGTTCTGACGTTCAAGCAGTTAGTTCAGGAGATCAACCGGATTGACCACTAAGGGCGGCTGAGTACTTCTTGTAGATATCGAGCGGTGTCTTCCCCTTCAGGTCGGGGTTAGCTTTCATGACTTCTGGAGAGAGAATATCCTCCAGCCTACCGCGGATAGGGGCATTCATAATCTTGATTGCACCCTCCGCGCCGAAGTGATGGGCCATATATAGGTCCGCTTCATCCGGGTTTTCAATGCCAGCGGCTTTTAGCTTGCTGGCGTTTTGCGTTTTATAGGCGTCGATCATCTTATCCGAGAAGGCTTTGTCGTTACGCAGGTTCAGGATTTGAGTATCGTTCAGTCCTTTAACTTCATCCGGGAAAGACTTCTTGGCGAGATCGAGCCATGTACCCTTGATGAACTGTCCATAACCTGAGGCACTAGACCGTGGGTTCTTTGCATCGGGTGCACCCCCCTCCAACTTAGGGCTATTGACCTTATCAGCAAAGCTACGAGTATCGGACTCTTGCTGCGTAACCTTCGGCTGCGGGATAGACATACCAGCCTTGATTGGCATACCCGCGGATTGTGCGGCTATCCCCTTCATTTCAAGAGGCTTGAACTGATCCGATCCGTCATGAGTGTAGTCTTTCAATACGGTCATAGCATCAAGGGAGCGATTGACCTGTAAGACACTATTCCGATATGCAGAGAAGTCCTTAAGAGACTCCTGCGCCTGCTGTGCTGTCAACTTATAGTCTTTACCATCAGGTCCTTCTGCCTTCATCTGGAACTCCATCTGACCGGATTGCGGATTATAGACTGCGCCTGCATGGACCGTAATGTTCTGAGCCGGACCATAACCTGCACGAGCAGCTACAAGAGGATCAACATTACCGTGAGGCTGGGGAAGCTGGAAGCTAGTTGTTTCCCCCTGAATGAGAACTCGCCGTGCAGCAGCAATGTGCTGATATAGAAGAGAGTTCATTCCAAGAGCTACGATAGGCGTGTGGTCGGCATTAGCATCATTCTTAGCGAAGTTTAGGAACGTCCGCATCATCGCCGGAGTATTGATGATTGACGCAGCGTTCTCAAGGTTCTTCGGGCTCTTATCATTCAGAGCGACATTACTAATCTGAACCATCGAGTGCCCGAAGGCAGCCTGCTGCTGTGGTGACAACTTATCTGGGGTCTGAGACAATAGAGTAGCGGTCTTGACCAAGCCTGTAGTGACAGCACTCTGCCAGTGGGGACGTTGTTCCTGTGAGACATTGTAGTCACCAATCATAGCAGAGGCCGCTAGACTAGCAACGTCTGTAGCTGTAGGCTTACCCTGCAAGAAGTTTCCCGTCTCCCTCTGAAGCCCGCTCTGGACGTTAGCATTCAAGATAGAGTCCTGTGCGAAGAGAGCAGCAATACCCTGATCGCCTACAACGTCCTTGATCTTGGCAGCAACTGGCATCTGCTTACGGAAGTTCAATTGCCCAAGCGTCTGGGCATCCTTGAGTGTCCGAGCATTCGCACTGATTTGATCGAGACTCTGCTTCGGGTCCCCAAATAGTGTCCGATAGTCATCGAACATACTCTTTGACTCATCCCTAATCTGCTTGGCAGCCTCAGGACTAATGTGGTTCTTGATGATGAACCCGTCGATATAGTTCATCGTCTGGGCTTGATTGTTATTCAGGTCTACAGACAACTGGGCTACAGTCTGATCCCTACCCGCTGCACCGTACTTGGCGACAAGAGCCGGGAGGTTATTCAGAAGCGAACCATGAACCTGCTCGAAGATAGGATACAACCCGCCCATCGCCGTGTTGACTTCAAGACTAACCTGATCGGTGTGGGATAGTTTGGTCCCTGCCTGTGCCGAAGCAAGTTGTGCAGCCTGTAGCTGCTTGGCAACGTCCTTGTCCGTCTGAAGGATTGAGGCACCCGCAGCCGCCATCTTCTGTAGATCGGGCTGACCATCAGGTGTTAGGATCGTAACACCTGCGTTGGCAGCAGCCATCGTATTTGTCTGTGCGACTTCCTGTGCCAGACCTCTATCGAACTCCGCGGCCTTGTTAGACATCGCGAAGAGTTCAGCCGTGGGGCTTACGCCCAGCGTCTCCTTGGCGAGGTTCCTGTAGTAGTCAGCGTGGAGCGGGTCCTTGGTAATAGCGTCCTGCACGAGAGCCGTCGAGCGAGTGAGTATCTCGGTCTCAGACATAGTCCCCTGAGAACTAGCGGCACCTACCCGGTTCAGATCAGTATTGAGTTGCTTACCAGTAGTCGAGTTGACTCCGGCATCAGTCATCGGATCGCCTGTGCCCTGTCCAACTAGTGGCGTGGGCTTGGACGAAGAGTTACTCATGACTAGATCGCTGATCTGTTTAGCGAGGTCATTGCCTTCCTGCGCTCGGGCTGTTTCACCCTCACGTTTGAACACGGCACCAGCAATCTGGGACAAGCCCCCAAGAGCGCCACCTATAATACCGGCGCTACTATCAGCACCTCCACCCGAAGGGGAATAGACACGCTGGGGATCGGGGAGTTGTCCACCTGTGAAATCGGCCATTATTACTCCTGCGGTAAAACGCCAGTCTTCTTAACAGACTGAACTTTGAGTTGGTCATAAGAGAAGCCACCACGAGACAGTTCTTTATTGGCTTCTGCGGCAGCCTGCTGCATCAACAGGGGATCATCGTGGAACTCCTGCATGACACCAGAGGCTAGGTTATTGTAGTACTCCTGCTTCTTCTCGTCGCCATCATTCATGGCATCGAAGGCAGAACGGCGAATACCAGCCAGAACCTTACCGAGGTCCTTAACGTGCTGCTGCCGGTCCTTATTACGAGTTATGATATCCCATCTATCCACTTCCGAGAACGAAGGAATACCCAGAGCGTGAGTAATGACATACATCTGATCCTCAGAGGTGATAGGCTCACCACTCTTGGGATCACGGAGTTGTCCGGTCTTATAGACCCAGTAAGCCTTGAGAGAGTTGTTCACGGTCGAGATTTGCTGTGCTGCATCCCCGGCGATCAGACCCCAAGTCTGAGCATCGACGGACCCGGTCTGCTCGGCCTTCATGTACATGGCTACTTTGCCAACAGCCTCCCACGTATTTCCGACCTGCGCACCTATGGGGCCAGTCATGACCCCGAGGACATTGTTCATGTCGCCGCTGGTCAGTTTCTCATACAGATCGTCCGTAAATCCCCCGAGTCCAGCACGGCTGGAGATGTCGGTGTCGAGTTTACCACTAGAGAGTTGATGGAGAGCAGTATCGTAGATACCTCTGCCGAACTCTCTCATGGTGTCAGCACTCATGGGCTTGCCTTCATTGGCTTGAGCGTACTGAGTATTGATCCAGTCAAGGAGTTCCTTACCTCCGGGGGCACCACCAGCGCCGTAGAGCAACATGCCACCTGCTGCCAAGCGGAGCTTCTGAGCAGTGGATACTTCGGACGAACCCCCGAGCGTCTTGGGGAGGATGCGCTCCAGCATACGGGTCTGGTACGCCATAAACTGTGTTGGCACGGAGAGCGGACCCCGCTGCCACCAAGCCTGACTGCTGGTGGTCATGTTGTTATCCAAGAGATCAGCCTCACGGTTCACACGCCCGATAAACTCTTCAGAGTTAGCAGCCATTTTGGGGAAGGCGTCTCGTGTTTTATGCCAAGCGATCTGGAACGCGTTCACTCGGTTGAAACGCTCTGAGGTGTTCTGAAAGATACGGCCCCAGTTCCTGACGTTATCCACACCCTTCTTGAAGGCGGACCCACCAAGACGACCCATGTAACGGTCGAGCATCAACTGCTCACCAGAGACATTCAGCCAACCAGAGTTCTGCATACCACGAACCATATCCTTGAAGTCATTGGGATCGAGACCATGGATGAAGGCAAGGTTCTTGGCGTAGTAGTCGAGGACATTCTCGGACCCGTTCATCATAGCGTGTTCCACCCACGGCAGCATCGCCATAGCGCGAGTACCGTAGACAGGATGCTGCATGAAGGCTAGTGCTGCGGTCTGAGTGTGCAACCACAAACGAGTAGGATTGAACATACCGATATGTATATCGTAGACGTACCCTTTGGCAGCCGCTACTGGATTGGCGGACATCTTATCATAGGCGGCTTGGGCAAGGTATTCCCCCCACTTACCTTTTGTTTCGACCCAGTCAGCAAATCTACGAGATGCCGTATAGGTGAGACGCTGCTCGGGGTTCTGCCCGAACATGAACCGCTTGTGAGTGTTGCGGACCATATCGAGTTGGTTGGCGAAAGCCTGTCCATTCTTTGAACGGATCAAGTCAGGGCTGATCTTTCCGTTCATGAAGACGTTGTAGGGATCGGTATTACCGTGCAGGGAGTTCTTGTCCAAGTATGGGGCAGCAACTCGGCCCCACTCTTCGACCACCTTCTTATTGTAATCAGAGAAGGCATTCGTCTGAACAGCATTCTCCATAGCCCGGTTCAGGGTTGTGAACGGATCAAGAATTTCAGCATAGTTCCCGCTAGGGTCACGGAGACGGTCGCCCTTCTTCGAGTAGTACATACGACCCTTTGAGATCATGTACTGCTCCTGCGGAGTCTCTCCACTAGTGGCCCACAGAGTATCCTTGTCCCCGACATGAGACATAGCCTTAGGCTGCTCTTTATCGAAAAGAGTCTCAAAAGGATGATTAGGATTGATCTCACCACGGTCTATCATAGACTCAAAGCGATCAAAGCTCTCAGCAGGAGAGCGGTCAATGATAAGACGTTTCTCTGCTTCAGATAGCGTCTTATCACCGTAGGCCAGCCGAGCCCGTTCCATTCCCTGTGCCCAAGCATCTGCTTGAGCGTGAGTTCTTGCCGCAATATGTGTGATTGGGCGGTCCCAGTACGTACTACCATCCTTGAAGCTGCCTTGATCGGCCTGCTTCACAAACCATTTGAAACGGTTCTCGCGGCTTCCGCCGGGGACATAACCAAGCTGCTCCTTAGCGAGCGGCTCAATAGTGGAGTTACTTTCATGGACCAACAAGGTCTTAACCGGATCGTCTCCGGGGTTCTTAATGGGACTTTCGAGATCGAGAACCCGATACTTCCCTGTAGCGATCTTTTCATTCAGACTATCAGTAGCACTACCCGCTGGATAGTGGGCCCCCTCGTCAACATCAAAGACGCGGAGCTTATCGAAGTCGGGGTTTTCAATGATCCGGCCATTTACTTTTCCCGTGTCGAAATCGAGTGCGGGGTTCCGGGCACTTACCGTTTCCAACCCGCGCCGAGCCTTTTCGATATACACCTCGCGATTGAAGGTATGCCAATTCAAGTCGGAAAGTTCGCGGGCAGAGTAGAACGCGAGGGACTCCTTCTCCGTGGGCATCCTGCCGGAACCGCGAAGGAACGCGTCTTCAAACTCAGGATGTGTAAACCACCGCTGCGCTTCCTCTTGGACCGTGGCGACCTTGGCTACGAGCCTACGAGACTTTGATCCCAGCTTCATGATGTTATTGACGTAAGGTTTGTAGACTTCCTCAATAGACTTGGACTTACCAAGGGTCTGGTTGATACGAGCCCGGTTGAAGAGTTCGGGCATGACGTTGTCGAACGTCTTCAGGTACTGGCCGACAGAATAGACACCCTTGAAGTCCGCACGAGATAGTACCGGCTGGGCGATACCCGTCTCAGTGACCGGGTGCTGAACCTTCACGAACCATTGTCCATCGGAGTTTTGATGCGTCTCAAAGGAGCCGAGTCCCTTACGAGTTGCAGCTTCAGTAGCGCCAGCCTTCGAGAGAAACCCACCGGACGAGTACTTCTTACCGAGATACATATTCAGAGAATAGATACCACTCTGCTTATCCTTCGACAGCATCGGGATTGACCGAATACCACCGATCTCTGCACCATTCTCGAACGGACGGCCAGACGCACGGAGAGCCGCTTCTGTTTCAAGCTGCTGGACTTCGAGAGCATGTTCCTCGGCCATGTTCTTAGGAACACGGATTTCATTCTCTGGAGCCTGATAGACTTCACCACGAGCATTGAAGTAGCTCAGATTGTCTAGGTCAGCTTCAGGATCAAGTACCGGGGAACTCTCAGGGGCTTCTTGAACCTTGGGGAATACTCCGGGTTCTGTGTCAGGAACAATGCCTTTGGTCGCCTGCTTCATGTCTACGATCTCGTCAGAGTACCGAGAAGCAGCGGACTTCACAGCCTTATCTACAGCCATCTGAAGCTGTGTGGGTTCTAGCCGGGAGACACGCGGCAGGATGTCCTGCACCGCTTGGACCGTAGCCCTCGTCTCATTCAACCGGCGAGCCACGTCAGCAGGGATACCAATATCCGGGCGCGTAGCTCCTGCCGCCAGAGACGACGGCAGAGACTCTTCAATCGAGATAGCAGGGTTCTGTAGGGAGTGCGCCGGATCAGCAACACCATGGATATCCTTGGCAAGATCACCAGCCACGATCTCCGCGGAGCCTACCCTATTACCGACGATACGGGAGACCTTGGAGGCCGAGCCCGCGATCTTGAGGAACGTACCCACCGGGACTACAGAAGCAACATCTACAGCGTCCCAGAAGTTAGCACTCATGCTGTCGCTATTGTTCAAACCACCATCGTAGTACTGCTTGGCAATGTCGAGACCACGTCTGTAGTCATTCCCCATACCACCAAGGACACTGGTGAAGTTGTTCATAACCTGAGGGATTTGCTGTTTGAACTTAGCGAGAGGCATGTTCCAAAGGGCGTTGGCTTCCTCATTCTCATTCGTTGAGGGCGAGTTTGTCAGGCTCCCGGCACCCTCCACATTACCGCGGCGACCCCAGACAGACATGGTAGGCCACAGGCTACGGGCGAAGTCACCAGCCTTCTCTACGAAACCTTCGTTATCTACGTGCTGTTTTAGCGCGTCGATCTCACGAGCAAACAGTTCCATCTTCACAGCATTGTCATGCATCTGGTGGAGTAGACCACCCGACTGCGTCAGGGTAGACATAAGAGCAGCCTGATCCGGGTCTTTAGCCGCCATCAACTGCAACTGAGCAATACCGTGATCCTCTAGCGCGTCTGGGTCATGGCCCTGTGCCTGCAAGTCAAAGCCGTCCTGCACCACACTTCGTAACGGCAGAAGACTGAGCCCCGGACCGCGGTTATTCACAATATCTGATTGAAGTTTCAAGTTTCGCTGAACGGCATCGGTCTGAGAAGCCTGCGCGACTTGAGCGCGGAGTTCCTTCTCCTTCCCCTGCGCGATGATCTGGGCATTGTCAGCCGTCAGAGTGTGTAGAGCATCACTATCAGGCGCGTAGTCTGCCAGATTGAGCTTCTGCTGCGCGAGAGAGGCCAGTCCCGCAGTCACCTGAGTCTGGTCAGGAGAGTAACGGTTAGGTGTCATCGTGGACCCAGCAAGGTCCATACCTTCAAATACGCCCGAGGGTTTTGGATTATTCTGCTGGTTAATCTGTTCGAAGAGAGTGGACGGTTCGCTGCTATCAGCCATTTAGTCCCCGAAGATGTTGTTGTAAGTATTCTTGATACCAGCCTGAACGTCAGGGTCAAATAGTGTCGCACCCATTTCCTTGATGTCCCCGCCTAGAGACGTGATACCCCGGCTGGAAACTTCAGAACGCTGGGCTGAGAAGATACTATTGGACACAGACTGCTGGTTATTGATGTACCCTATATTACTCTCAACTTGTCCCTGCACACCAGACATACCAGTCGTGACAGAAGAGGACTCACCAGCGCCTTGGTTTTCACCCATCTGTAGAATTTGAGCTTGCTTAATCCGGCCCTGTCGAACCTGATCGAGACGCTCATTCTGGGATTGAAGGTTGGACATCGCTTGCCGCGCCCTCAACTGCTGCTGTTGAGACTGCATGGTCTTGTACTGACCATACGCAGATACCGCGGTGCCAGCAACCATAAGCCCGATGGAGATAGGGTCGAAACCCATTAGTCAGTCCTCTGTGCCATGTGGATAATCTTACTTTCATCCGCTCTAACGTAGACGTTAACAACTTCGTATCCGAAGATCGACTCGAACTTGACGAGGTCTTCAGGCACAAGAATATCAAGCATCTTGATCCCGTCCTGCGCTGCGGCAATCTTAATCATAGCCACCGCCTTAATTCCCTCCTTCATAATTGAAGGTGTCATCTTGGGAGCATGGAATTTTAGGTGGAGGAAGAGGCGCTTATCAGAATACAGATCGCCGAAGATACGGAAGGCAGGGCAAGAATAGAGATCAAATCTGATCTTGCTTTCACCAATCTTAGGGATTTTAGTACGTGGCATTTTCGTCAACAATAATACTCCATCCTAAGAGATTGAAGGGCTTGTGAGAAGTGGACTGCCAATGAAGTTGTAGGGCTCTCCCTTTGCCGCGAACTCGTGTACGCTTATCACTTACAGTGGTCTTCGTGCGCAGTTGATAGACATCGAGGGTCGGGCCCGATTTGAAGTTAGAGAGACTCTCTGTCCAGTCCCACTTTGGCGTCAACAAGAGCGAGGGCATCACGTAGACTGAATTTCCTAATTCGTCTACGATTTGGACTTCTGATTGATCGACAATAAAGTCTGTAGTATTGTCTAGGTAAGAAATGACCCATGGTGCTTCCATGAAGAGTGAGTTCTCAGACGATAGATAGAACGAAGTATAGAGGTCAGACGAGAAGTCTGCTCCCCCCGCAGCGTCCCAGTCGATGTAATCTGGGTTCCTGAACTCAGAGAAGTAGGCGTGATAGGCCCCCGGGTTATCAGATGCTAGACCAAGTAACCCCCCCACTACATCCGCTTGTCCACCAGCAAGGTTGACATTACCCCAAAGATAATAGAGGGTACTGCCGAGTAGACCCACCTGCACCGTGTTAGGGGCGTACGTTCCAGCCAGTGACGAGCCAGTATCGGTTAGAACATTGAAAAGGGCCGAGTGGTCATCATAGACTTTGTCGGCCTCTTCACTATCCCAATCGAAGATAGTCGTGTGCACATAGGTTCCGGTGTTCAATGTCATCAAGTCTGCTCGAAGTGAGTATGATCTATTGAAGCATACGTACTGGCGATTATCGAAACTGAATGTGCTACACCCAACATAATCATCTTTGGCATCAGACGAACTAGAGTTATCTAGATGCGTACCAAAATCAGTGACTCCAAATGTATCAGTAAGATCAGTTAGTACTTCAGTGTCCGGTCTCCACATATAAATACCGGGTCTAGTAAAGAGACTATAAGAAGTACTTTCTCCTAAATGGCTCGACATATAGTCATAATCTTTCTGACGAACCGTCAGGAGATAATGATACCCTAGTGAACTTATATCAGGGATTAATGTGAGTGCCTGATGATTACCTGTATTATTGGCATAATTATAAAAATTGTCTGTTAGTAATGAATGACTAACATCCCATAAGAGGGGAGTAACAAAAGTCTCTTCACTAATCGGGAGTGATGCAATACCACAACGATGTTGTGCCGCAGAAGCATCCCACAGACTTAAAGAAGATGAAAAATATACGCGATTTTTAGCGGCATTAGTCTGGATTGAGTATGTTCCCAACTGACTAAATAATCCACCGGGACCTACATCACGAGTATCATATTGAGCAAATCCTCCGACTTTAGTAAAGGTAGTATCATTCTCAATCTTATATAAGACCCCGGAATATAGAAGAGTAACATGCCCTGTAGACTCAATACCAATTACCCAGAAATATTTAGTCCCGGCGCATGGAAGATAAATATAGGTTTCACTACCACTGACTGCTCCATCCGCTGCAAGTCGGGCCAATGTAATGAGATTGACATTTCCAGTTTGAGCACATACTATCGAATTGTTATTGGGATTAAATCCGGGATAAAATCCAAAAGTTAGATAATAAAAGTTCCCATCTTCCCCCACCATTAAAGTATTAGTTGAATACCCTATAGCACCATTGATAGCCGACGTGTCAGAGTCTGCTGTGTAAGTCGCTCCAATAAAGGAGGGAGCTTTAGTAAAGATAGTGCTCACTGTTGCGCATTATGGGTATAAAAAACAGCCCATCCCAAAAGGTTAAAATTCTTTCCAGTCTCGCTATCGAACCGAAGTTGTAATTGTCGGCCTCTTCCTCTCATTTTATGTTTACGGGCACAGACGAGAAAACCATTATGAAATTTATAGATTTCAATCGGTTGAGAAACCCGTAGAGACGTAGTATCATTAGCCCAATCCCAATACCCGGTGAGAGTAGCTCCTTCACTATTTTCATCTGAGTCTGTCGTCTCTTTTAGAAACGTATAGATGTAAGGGGTCTGTTCTTTGACATCAATAGCATCATCTGATTGACTAATGGCTAAGAATGAGTTAAAATCATTAGTTCCCCAGTCTAGAAAGGACTCATTATTAAATTCAGAGAAAGTTCCATGAAATTTTGAGGAAGATGTTAATCCTACATCTAAACCTTCTAAGAAGTAGTTTCCAGTCTCAACTGATAATACTATTGACTGTGTATTTCCAGTTGAACTCCCAGTAACAAGATATAGTCCTGTGGGGATTAGAAGGGTTCTTCCAATATAAAAAGAACTCGTCTGCCCAGCCACAGAATAAGAGCCTGTTGCTATAGAAAGGCTATAAGCAGTGGATGCGGCATCAGCAGTAAAAGCATCTGCATCAGTAACAGAATTTAACCCACCTGCTGTACTATTAGCCGGTGTGAATGTTTGAGATGTTTGAACTGCTGAAACAGATTTGACAAAAACGCCAAGCCCATTAAAACGACTTGATCCAAAATGTCCTGCAATAGCCCCCACGGAAGTCCACCCTGAAGGTGTTCCACTTCCTGCACCCGATTTATCACCAGCGTAATAAGCAAAGAGCAGGTCGTCAGCAAATGTGGTACTATAAGTGACAGCAGCAGAGGTTGTGCCTGTCGTGGTCTGTCCCGTGGAGGGTAATGAAGCATTAGTATCCCATGGGGTAGCTAATGAGTTTAGACCATTAACGCCAAAGGCAACAATACATCCGCTATTAACTGTTGCAGCCGCTGTAACTGTTATAACAAGAGCACTTAATGCTCCACTTGATGGGGCAGTCCAAACTTCCCCCGTAACTTTAGTAGTTCCACTTGATGTCTCTTGAACTTGATTACGACGAGTAAAGGTTAGTCCAGAGGCTGTTACTGAACTCACAGAGGGGGGTGTTGAAGCGTCAGAAATACTTACGACAACTACAATTAAGTCGTTTGTATTGCTGGTCGTCAACGATACGGTAGCCGAGGACGTTCCCGTCCATGTACCATTAGTGGCTACACCATCAGTGGTCGGACTTGCCATTATGTTACCGTAAAGAAGCCAGCAGTACCATCAAAGTCTACAGTGAATGTATCTCCAGAATTAAGAGTAATAGACGATCCATAATCAAACCACGAAATTAGAGGGTCCGCCGGAGATGTTGGTGTATCATCATAGACTATAACATATCTAAATGGGCCGATTGTTCCACCGGAGGCTGTGAAGATTACATCTGTGGCTACGATTTTTTCTACCCCGGAAGCATTACTAATACTAATAGTAGTAGTAGAACCCCCGGCAGAATATCCGTTGCCAGCCGAAATTTCAGAAATATCTGCAAAGACAGCATTAGTAGCAACAGGGGCAGAGTTCGATAATGCCACCTTAATAGTGTCGCTATTGAAATTCATCACACCTTTCATCATATTCTGGGTAGTGAGATTGAATTTATTATAGGTTGCCATTCAAGATTAGTCCTTATAGAAGGTATAGAATTTCAAGAGACTTGTTGTATTAGTGGCATTACCTAGTACAGTAGTTTGTACCGTCACCACTTCATCGGCTTCATCAATCACAGTATGTTCGAGTTCATCAACTACTGTATCCTCCCCAGATGAAGCGAGAACATCGAGTGCTGAGAAACAATCTACAATATGGGGGCTATTACCCGGGGTGACAGTAGATATACTGTATGGGTAGAAAGCCTTGAGTAGTGTATCATAATTCAGAGCCTTATCACAGACGAACTTATTACCCCCTATGATTTCATTCTGAGAGTTAAAAATCCAAGTAATCGTCTTCTTCAAATGATCGTAATCCCCTGTAGCATAGAGCTTACTGAGGGGCGGAATAGCATTATAGTAAAGTTGAAGTTTTCCCAAAAGGATATTCTGAGCCGAATAACCCTGCTTTGCTGGGTCTCCTATTAATGTATAGATGCCATCTTTAGCCCACCAGACGGGAGTACCGATGATAGAAATAATTGAACGGGGGCTGAGCGCCGCGGTC